TTTTAACTAACTCATCTTTATCAATACCATTAAACCCTGATATGATATAATTATATACCGCCTCTTTTAATGTATTAGGATTATGACCTCTTGCGGTTATAATAGAAAATATTGAACCATTGTTAATTGCCTCTCTAAAATCATCAAATGCAGGTCCTAATTTGGCTCTCATTGCGTCAATTAAAAAATCTTTATCACCTGGTGTTTGGAAATTTTTAAATGGTTCGTCACTATATCCTACAATAGTTTCACCTTTATAGTTAAATGGTTCATCACCTATTTGATGTCTATACTCAGCAAAATCATCAGTACTCATACCTATCTCATCACCATCTTCATTCTTAAGGATAATCTTAGTTGGCATATGAACAACATTATCATCCCAATCGAAAGCATAATACTTCATATCGGGTGTCCCCATTTCATCTATCCCTTCATTTAATCTAATCTTTTTCATAATTGGCTAAAAAGTGGGGACGTATCCCCACTTATGGTTTTTATTAAATATTCTCGAACGAAGCTCCTGTTGGAGTAATAAAGAATTCAATATCAATAAATTCTAACGCTTTCGTCGGTTTCAAGTAAATTTTACCTGTTAATGTATTTCTATCTAAATCCTCAGGAGATGATGAAACTGTTACACGGAAATCGTATAAACCTCGGTCTCTTCTGATTGAATCTAATATAGGGTTAACACTATCTAAGAATTGTTGTCTAACAACTTGGTCGTTTTGTTCAAACAATAATCTTACCGCTACTGCTGATATTAACTTACGAGCTTGAAGTAATAATCTTCTTACATTCAATCTGTTAAGTGCTGTGTCAGCAACTTGTAATGTTTTATTACCCCAAATAACCGTACCAACATCTGAGAAAGTTGCGATAGGGTTAATTCTACCTTGGTATAATGTATCTCTATCTTCTTGAGTCAATTTAACTCTTGCTTTAACTGAGTTTACAAGACCTCTTGTGTAACCCGCTGATGCGAACCATGGGAAAGCAATGTTGTCTGTTAATGCTAAGTTTCTACAAACTTCACCTGTTGCAGGTAAATAAATTTGTGTATTATTAACAGTATCTCTTGTTAAAATCCAAGGATAGTAAGTTGCAGTATAATTAGAGTCAATTCCAGTATTATCTAAGTTATCAACCGCCTCTTGAGAATAGATAACATCTTGTGGATTTGTTGAATCCGGTGTGTACATTCTATAATCAGGAGTTGTTGTAATATAAACAGAATCCGCTCTTTGGAATTGAACCATATCAATTGTTTCTTCAACTAAGTTTGAGTTATTAACATAATCAATACTTGCTGTTGCTAATACATTAATATTAGTAGCTTCAGGATTCGCAAATGTTAATATACCAAGTAAGTAAGCGTAATAGTCAGTGTTTGCAAAATCTTGAGTATTATTTTCAACTACAATACGTTTGAATAAACCTTCACCTGTTGCATTTGGATATCTTGTTGATACCGATGCTCCTGCTAAAAATCCTGATTGACCTAATTGGAATCTATCTTCATTTGTACGATATTCTCTATAAATGTCCCATCCATCAAATCCACCAGCAAAACATAAAGTATATTTTCTTGAGTAAATGAAATAGTATGGATTTTCTTGAGTTTCAGGGTCTGTTCTAAACTCAGCTACACCACATTCAAAAGCAGTTTGACCACTTGTGTCATAACTATTTGAAATTGTTACAACTGTCGCTCCGGAGTCCATGTGAAAACCTTTACTTACATAATTCCAAGCAGCGCCTTCAACAGGTGTTATTGAGTTCACCCAAGACGCTGGATTTTGTCTTCCTTTATATGATAAGAATGATTCGTCAATACCATATTGTGTTGAGAAACCTAAATAAGTTCTTCTAACAATATCACCAGGTGATTCAACTAAATTTGAACTACCTGTTGGGGTTCCAAATGGAGGGTTAGCGATTGTCTCACCAGGGAAAAAATATTTTGTTTTAAATACAGGGTATGGTGATGGGTTAGTCACTGATTCATATTCTCTTTGAGTATAACCTTCAAAACCACATGGTATTGCATCAATTGGTGCCTCATCAGCCAACTCAATCATTACATATTTTGATAATAATGCGTATTCACCATTAGTTGAACCTAATTTTTTAGCAACGAAGTTATTAGAATTAGGGTCCATATTACAATTAGTAAATTTCTCAATAACAATAGGGTTTGAATCCGTGTCAAAGAAATTTCTAACTAAAACATCAAATGTCATATTGTTAAATGATAAATTTGCGATAGACACTTTAACTTCAGTGTTTGCAGTACCCCCATCAGAGATTGAAACAAATTTAAATAATTTATAAACTTTATTACCTCTTAATTCTGACACCAAATAAGGTGTACTAGGTGATTGATATCTTTCAACACTATAAGCAATTGAATTTGATTGTTCACTTCTAGCTTCAGGTAATGCAACTAATTGAGGGTTAATACCTTTAATATAACCTTGATTGAAAGCATATGCCAATGAACTTGGATAAATTTCTTCAACAAATAAAGGAACCTCATTTCTTGATTTTCCAAAATTATCAACACCTAACACTTTTGTAATAAACTTAGATGAAGTTGCCGATAAATTAGTTTCGAACGTAAAAATGTCTCCATCTTTTGTTACACCTGATAAACCAAATGATGCAAAAGGATTTTTATCCGTATCCACATATTGTTCGTTTGTTAATAACGTAACATTATTTTCATTATTTACTTCATATATTTGTCCATGATTATCACTTGTCGAACTATTAGTATATAATGAAATACCTCTTGAACGAAGTGTTGCTACAACCATATTGTTAAATTCAGTATAAGCAGTACCAATAAATGTATAGTAATCACCCGAAATTGTTCCTGAGAAAGTTTGTGAGTCACCTGTTCCTGTAACTGATAAAGCACTTATATTATAATCAAATGAGTATCCTGTATAAGCATTACCTGTATAATTATTAAAGTTAGCATAAAACCATGAGTCATTTTCAGATGCCGATAAATCGTTAGTTGCTAAGTTATTCGTATCTGAACCAAATTCATTTACAACTGTTGTGTAATTATTCGTAATATTATAATAATCTGTTTCAGGAATTGCTCCATAAATAAATGCTGTTGTAGCAGTTAAAGTATTATTATCAACTGCATTATAAATATTTGCAGTAAAATCAGTGTCAAATGTAGATACGCTACCATCAGATAATCTATATTGTGTGTTTAAGTTAGTCTGAACCGCAGATGGGAATGAACCACTAATAAAATTAACGGTACCCGCACTCGTTGCACCTGTAAAAGATACAGACCAAGCAGTTGCTCCGGTTGGACTTTGTGTAATTGTTGTTGGGTCAACATTTGCAGTAACTCTAATACTCCAAGATGGACCAGCATCATATCCTGACAATCCTAAGATTCTTGTCACGAACAACTGATTCGATTGTTGTAAGTAAGATTTAGCTATGTATGCCGCCTCATATTTAGGGATTTGTGTGTTAACAAATTTAGTTGGTTCTGTTCCTCCGAAAAAGGCTTGGAACTCATCGTAGTTTGTTATGAATACCGGTTCAAATGCAGGACCTCTTAAAGTCTCACCAACTAAACCTAGGGTAGTAACACCCACACTTTGTGCTACGAATGATAAGTCAGTTTCAGAAGTGTATACCCCCGGTGAAACGAAAACTTTTTGATTTGCTTGTGCTGTTGCCATTATCTAATTATTCTATTGCAGATTTATTTTATAGATAAATATTCAATAAAATATCAAAAAACTTTACTTTTAGATATGTATTTGTAAAGAGTATGAATTAATTCTACCTTTTTTCTACCTATGAAACAGACAAAAGAAATCAAGAATATTAAAATTGACCCCGCCGTACACGACATACTGAAAAAGTACTGTGAAAAGCGAGGATTAAAAATTTATAAGTTTTTGGAAAAATTAATCGTAGAAACCTGTAAAGAGAAGAAAGATATCTACGGTGAGAATTAAACTAATAAGTTTTCAAACTGAATTGTTGACTCTAAACTATCATTAGTTTTAATAACATCAATACGTAAAATATCATTAGTGGTTATTTGAATATTTTGAACATCCGTCCCAAAATAATCTCCATTAATATAGACATCATATGAATCTACGTTAATCCAATTTGAAAAAGAAAGATTTGCAGTATACGCAACTACATCACTTAAACTATCATTACCTACAATAAATAAATAATTCTCTAAAAACTCATTTGGATTTTTTGGGAATTTTTCTCTTTTAGTATTGCCTGTTCCTGTTAATTCCATAAGTTGGGTCACTCTTGCAATTGCAGGCTTAACCTGAAATTCTTCTTCATCAATCAAATAACCTAACATGGTAAAATCATATGATTGAACATAATACTTCCTTGACTCCAAACTCATTTGAGATTCATCGGAAACATTATTCATAATAATTGGAACGTATTGACCCTTGATAAATGTATATGCCTGTCTTGATGAAAACTTCTGCATAATTATTTTATTCAACTGATTAAGTTCTCTCATTCGATTACAAATTATCTTAACACTATAATTGATATCCACGGGAACCGGTTGAGGTATTGTGTAGATATCCATTCCTTGTTCGTTTCCATTCCAAGTTGGAACAGATGCATAATAGAATTGTTTTCTATCCGGGATTGTGTATTGTAATGATGGATTGGTACCAAACTTAACTTCAGGACTTCTAACTACCGTGATAAAGGGCGGGGATGGGTTATAATCTAAATCCACAAATAAGGCAGTCTCAACGTATTGAGTCCAGTTTTGAGTTGTGATTATAATATCCACCATTGGAACTATTTTCCCTGCGGTGACAACCTCTAAATCAGTTTTAACAAAATCTAACATTCCTCTATCTAAATCGGCGTGTAGTACTGATTTAGGAAGATATGTTCCGTCTTTATTAATATATTCCAATAGTTGTTCCCTACGAGCAGACAATGTCTTCTGTGGTACTAATGGTAATGTTGGTATAACTTTCTTTGGTAATGGCATTTTATTTCTTAACTACAAATAATTTATTTTGTGAATTTATCATATCAACTTCAGTTGCACTATAAATTGGTTCTCCACTTGATTTATAAACAAATGAATCATACTTGTATGGATTATAGGTAACAATCATATCTGATGATGGTGTTGGTATGTCATCACAAGGGTATTCACAAAAATCCATTAAATCCCCAATAACAAACGCATGGACATTTTTTGATTTTTCCGAACGAACTCTGTCTTTCCCACCTTTTCTAACTCTAAACTCAACATCCCCTAATTTAACATAATCCGCATGCATTATGACTTTAGATTTATATGTTACCGAAAAAGTATGTTTGTGAAGGTTATAATAAACCATAACTCTTTTTCCAATATGACTTTCTTCTGAGTTATCGTGTCCACATTTATGACAAATATAAGGGTCGTCACCACCATCAGCTAAATCCCATGACCAACCACACTCGTCACAAATTACTTTATCTTTTGTGACAATTTCAAATATTCTTCTTAATTGAGATTCTTTAACTAATACTTTCATTATTAATAATGTGTTGATACCGATTTAACCGGTAATTTAAAATTATCTTGAACCCATTTTTTCATAGGTTCAACCCAATGGTCATCAAACATAGTGTCTAAATGTTCACCATATTTGCCCATAACTTCTAAAATAGGTGCTTGTTTTCTAAACGATTTAGTTGATGGATTATTTTCATAATAATCCACATCAAAATAATAAAAAACTATGTCAGTATCATCTTCCCCATTCCATTCTCCTTTAAAGAACATTAAAAAGTTTTCATCATCCTTATCTATATCCTCATAACCATCTTCGTCAGAACCAGTCCCATAGACCCAATCCATTTCACTTGGGTTTAGATAACTATCAATGTACTGATAGATGGCATTAAATAATTTACTCTCTGTTATTATGTATTCCATTAATCAGCTACAATTGTTTTAACGGGTAATTCAAATTTATTTTCAAACCATTTTTTAAAAGGTCCTTTCCAATATTCACCAAACATTGTTTCTAACGTTCCATAATCATTAACAATTAAAATTGGTGTTTGATTTATAAAAGATTGTCTTGAAGGTTCATCTGAATAATATTCCTTTACAATATAAATAAATAACATCCCATTTTCATCATAATCACCATCATATTCAGTCTTAAAAAACTCCGTAATATATGGATTTTCTTTGTCATCATGTTCATCATCATTCCAAGTTGTTGGATTAAAATAATCAATTTTATCCACATCATATGACCCATCAATATACTGATAGATTGCGTTAAATAATTTACTCTCTGTTATTATGTATTCCACATTATATTCCTCTAAATTCGTTTTCACTTACATAAGTGGCAACAACACTTCTATAAAATGGTTTATATCCACCATACGTGTGTTTATTATCTGACCTAACATATCCATCATCACTTACTACATAATATCTAACTCGGTCTTCAGTTTCATAATACCCAAGATAATCTCCTTGGAATATCTCAACACCCAATTCATCAAGAGTTTTCTGATACAATGAGAATTTCATATTACCCGGTTCTTGTAATTCAACTCGAGAATTACCATAATTTTTAGATGTTGGAGCCATTACCTGAACCAAACCTTGTAATTCAACAGGGGCCATGAATTGGATACCATCTTCCGTAACCTCACCATAAACATCATCTGTTTTGGTTTTATATCTATCGATACGATATAGGATTACCGTGAAGTTCATATCACCCAATAACCACTCCTCACCCATACCGATGTCTAAAGCGTAATCCTCCGCTCCGAAGAATTTACCTAATCTTGTAATTGGAACTAATTTTTGCATATATTGATAAATACTTCAATATCAACTATATTTAATTCAACTATGAAAATCAGTCCGCCAACTAAAATATATCTTAAAGATAGTCCATTACATAACTTGGGTGTTTTTTCTTCACATAAAATAAAAAAAGGTGAGGTTATTGATATTTGCCCCTTTCTTTCTTTTCCACAAAGTTCTAAAGAAAAAATACCGGTATTTTCAAACTATACCTTTTGTTACCCTCGTTCTAATAATTGGACTACACACGCATTGGTCTTAGGTTATGGGTCTTATTATAACCATTCCAAAACACCAAATGTTGATTGGTATACAAATGAAGAAGACCAAACATTTGTATATTTCGCAATAAATAATATTAATAAAGATGAAGAATTATTAATAAACTATGGTAATGGGTCTTTATTTGAGTAATGGAAATTAATACTAGCATAGAATCTAAAGCGTTATCCCTATTGGAAACTTATGAAGGGGGTAATAATTATTTAATTGAGTTAAAACGTAAATCTCAATTAAATAAAAAGTTTTATCCGACAAGAAGTCAATCAGAATATATTCTTAACAACCACGATAAACAACCCAAAGTTGCAAAGAAATGGGTTATTCTTGACGCTTACTTCGCACAGAAACTCGCCGACGATAAACTATACACTGAAATTCCACAAAAAGTTTGGGTTGAAAAACTATTGTCTGACAAGGAAAAGGCATTTCATATTTGGGGTAAAGTTTTTGAAAATGAAGAATTACACCATTTTTGGTTACCAAAAGCTGCAATAATTAAAGACAATACGGTTAAAGATGTTGTAATTGATTATTCCAAATATTCTAACCGACCACCACTTGACCACCAAAAAGAGGCAATACAAAAATTAGTTGAGAACAAAAAGTTTATCCTTGCCGATGATATGGGTCTTGGTAAAACAACCTCAACAATTATCGCAGGGTTAGAAACCGGTGCCAAGAAAATTTTAATTATTTGCCCGGCAACACTTAAAATTAACTGGAAAAGAGAAATTGAAAATTATTCTGACCGGTCAATTTTTATTTCAGAAGGAAAACAATTTAGTACGGAACATGATTTTGTTATTGTAAATTACGATATCATGAAGAATTTTCACGACCCAAAAAAGAAAGATGAATCATTAATATTAATGTCAAAATTTGATTTGGTAATTATTGATGAGGCTCACTATATTAAAAATGCTCAAGCACAACGAACAAAACTTATCAACGACATCACAAAGAGTGTTGATAGATTATGGTTGTTAACCGGTACACCGATGACATCTCGTCCAATAGATTATTTTAACTTACTTAGTTTAATTGATTCACCTGTTGCCAAGAATTGGATGGCATATGTTATTCGTTACTGTGC